TTTTTACTCTCTGAAGGTTCTTATCTAACATTTATCTAGTGTACAGACCGTTTATGAAACTTGAGGTTGGAACAAATCTAGTTCCAGAGGTATTGTCTCCAGAAGATATGTTATCTGGAACCATAGTTAATTTACTTGAAGAAATATTTAATTGGACATAAAGGTCTTTTAGTCCAACCACATCATTCGATTCTGGAATCGCTTGAATTTCAATAATATTATTAGATGCCACTGTAGATGTTATATTTACAGTATCTATAATGATTTCTCCACGTGTATAATCAACGGTTCCAGCATTTCTCTTTACAACAACTGGTTGACCAGAAGCGTCTAATTTGAAGAAGAAAATTCTGCCAGAATTATCATCAATTTTTTCATCTGACAGGTATAAAGTATCGCTATTTCCAAAAACTGTAAATCCAGTAGATTTTATAGTATACCCTTCAAATCTTGAGTGGAACTTGTTTCCATAACACAATTCATACTGTGCATTTTGGTCTATTTGAGGTCTTAAATTTCTTCTAATTTTAACTTTAGTAATATTTGATGTTATAGCTTCGCCAATTCCATCTATAATACTAACAACCTTAGAATACTTAATTCTCCCACCAAACTTATTTACTGCAAGAGTTCTAGAATATGTATCTAGTGCAGATGTGACTTTTGATAGCAAATCTGCAGCAGTTCCTGTAAAGTTTGGATTGTAATATACTGAAGACTCCAATTCAACATAAAGATATTTAAGATCTACAAATTCGGGAACAATTCCTGCTACAGAATACTTTTTAAGTAGAAGTAAAAGTTCTCGTTTGGTATAGTCACTTATAACTTCCCCATTTCTTGGTTTTACTACGATAAAAACCTTTCCATATTGTGGAGGATCTAACTCTTCTCCCCCATATGCCGTTACAGATTCGGTATTTTCATAAATTTGTGGTATAATTGCTTCATAGTCATTTGCAGAGACTGCTCTATACTGTGCAGCATAAAGTCTCGGAGCATAATTTTTAATAGATTCTACAGATTCTATAGAATCTCCATTACTAGCAGGATTTTCTGTAACTATATCTAATGCAGAATCTTGCGCTATAATTGTCCCTACACTATCCTCAAGAATGCCAGCAAACGCAAATTGTGCAGAACCATTAGCTTCCCGACCATTTGTAACTATGTAACTGCAGTCAATATAGTTACCATTAGTCAAGGATCTCAATAAGATATTGTCTCCAAATATCAATTCATATTTTTCTCCACTTACTTCCTGTAAAAAATATGAATATACGTTTGTACTGATTCCAATTATACTATCAACTCTCTTATATGTCGTTGCTACAGTATCATTTTCTGTAGTGCTTACTTTAACTACTAATGTAGAAGTGTCAATATCTGTATTTGGAAGAACAAATTTCTGATCTGGTACAGATGTATTAACTACAAAAGAACTTTTTACATAATTGCCTTCATAGATGTCAATGTTATCGAAAGAGGCATATCTTGGATTTGTACCATCATAATCTGTGACTGGTACGGTTATATCCTGAGGAACTGCAAAAGTGTATGAGAGGTCGCTAGCACCGCCTGTAACAACGACTCCTGCCTTTAGGGTAAGAGTAGGTGTAGTGTTGTTTGCAGGCACCTCTGCGAGGAAGGAAACCTTTGCTGATGCTGCTCTCTTAGATCTAGGTACATATCCAATGTTCCTAGCAAGTGATACTACATTTTCTCTAAGAACAGCAGTATCAATGAAAACTTCGTTTACAACTGCATTTGTGTTGTATGCAGTAATGTAGGTATTATATGCTAGAGTATCTACTAAGACACTAAGATTTGATCCTTCAAAATCAAAGTCAGTAAAGTTAGAATTTGCTCTTAAGTAGTCTTTGATCGATTCTTTTATCTGATCAAAGTCTAAATTTGTATACTGGGTAAATGCCATTATATTCTAGTTGGTGTGAGTACGAATTCTAAGTCTTGAGTAGGAAATTCTAGTCCTATTATGTCATAAACTATCGATACAGTTAATTCATTTTTATCTATTGGAAAAGTAACATCAACTGACCTAAGTAATATTCTTGGTTCCAGATTCACGAGGACTTGAGTTACATAGTTTTCCACCTCTACTGCAAATTCATCAGTTTGAAGTTCAAATAATGATTTTTCTATTGGCGTTCCGATATCAGACCTAAAAAAACGCTCACCAACGTTGGTTCTGACCAAGTTGATGACCGAATTTTTAATCGCATTTTCATTTCTGAGCGTAATTACATCATTTGTGACAGGATGTCTCTTAAAAGACAGACTGATATCTCTAAACGCCCTTGAAATTTGAACTGGCATCGCCAAACTACAGTTTCCTAACGATTATTTATAGCAGTTTACATACTAATTGGTCCGTAACTGGGTTCAGTACCATAGTCCCAGTCATCATAGTCGTCATCATTACGAATTTTTTCGTGAATTTCGTTTTGCTTCTTAAATTTTTCCGATTTTGGAGTAAAATTGTCGTTAGCAATCTCACGAAGCATCTTTTGATGCTGATCATTTGCTAAATTATCTAAAAAATCATTGTTCGGTGTCATTTTTTTCTTCCTCTTGACGTTCTTTTGAAGTTTTCCAAAAATATTCTTCCTCACGACCCATTCCAAGGCGGTCAAAACCGTTCTCAACTTGATAATATTGAGTCGAAACCTTAAAATCGGGCATTTTTGGTTCAACTGGAGTCAAACTATTGTCAAAAATGCGTAATCTATTGTTTGGATATAGCGCATACTGCCCATTATCTAGTTGAATTAAATTATGGGACTTGTGTTCTGCGGGATTTTCACTTGTTGCCCAGTCAACCATGTCTGGATCACGGTGATAATTGTCAATAGTGCAGACATAAGTGCCTTTTTGTATTCCATGATCGCGTGTATAGCACTCAAAATCCATACTTCCAATGAATTTTTTGTCTATTGACACCACACCGTAGTCCATACAGTTCCAAAACTGTAAATTTGGTAGGTTCATGTCAGGTGTTGGGAGTTCTGGACGTGATAAAAATGCGCTAATTGGCAATTTATCATACATTGCTGCATATTCAGGCAAATACGTCTCAAAATAAAAAGCGCGTCCAGGAATCGACTTTGCCGAAACCCAGACGCCTTTAACAAATTCACCGTGTCCACTTTGATGGTCGGTAAGGTATTCTTTCCTTACCCAGACTTCTTCAGATGGTAGATTGGTGATTAAACAAGACATTTGCTATTTTCCTTGTCCTCGATATGGTTTTCTTGCTTTATTGCGCGAAGATGCGGCATATTTAGTTCCAGCACCTTGCCCTTGACGACTTTTTTTCGGAGGTCCAGCGATATAACTGGACTTATTCATAGGAGAAGACTTTGCCATGTTAAATTACCTCAGAGAATACGAGTTTTTTCGTGACCGACGCGGATTTTGGGGTCACACCAAATTTCAAAACCTTTCTTTTTAGCATCAAGGCAGAAAGAAACGTCCTCTCCACACATATCTTGAACATTTCCAGACTCAAAAACCTGCATTTGAGGAGCAAACCAGGGGTATTCGAGGTTCTCGAATACTCCATTCTTAATCAGAACCCATCCAAACCCAGTGTAGTCAACGGTAAATGGTTTTTTACGGCGACTCATGGTTTCTACGGTCTCATGATTCATGACACCACCATTTTTAGCGAAGTCTTCCTCTTCCAACCAGTGTGCAACAGAGGTAGTTTGACCGTCTTCAGTTGCATACCAACCTGCAGCAATATCACGATCCATTGCTACCAGGCGGAAGAAACCTTCGGTGTTAAAAACGATGTCGTTATCAATCCAAAGTTGGTAATCATACTGAAGTTTTCCATCCCAAGGCTTTTGGTTTGGTCCGCGAAGAACATTTGCACCAAGACACTTGCAACGTGCAAAGTTCACCATAGAACTATAATCTTGCGAAATTTGAATACTTGCACCACACTGTACAAGATCAAAACACAACTGTACGAAGTTTTTCAGGAACATATAAGAGCATCCTCGTCCAGGAAGACAGAAGATAATACTCTTACCTTTAACCATTTCTTTTGCTGCTTCCAAGTCAAATTCATCTTGACTCACTTCTGGCGAATTTGCCACAACTTTAAAACCTTTTGCCATAAATCCTCAATGGGGTTATATAGTAATGATAACACAGGTATTTATCAGTGTCAACAGGGACTAAATAAAGAAAACCGTACACACCAATGAAGACCTACAAACAGTTTGTGTCCGAAACCGTAAGAATGGGACCTCCAAAAAAATCTGAACCTATGTGGAAAAAGGTAGGCACAAAAGTTTTTAATGCTGGGATGTCAGTTCTGTCACAACTTGGTAAATCCGCACCACAAAACTCTGGAAAGATTAAGGGAGTTTAATCAAGCGGGATAATCCTATTACCAGTCAGATAAAATAGAAACTACAAATAAAAATACACCAAACATACACATAAAAAACAGAATGCCTAGTTGTACTGCCATGTCTCCCAGGGGTCTGAATTATGAACACACGAATTAGGATGCGCCCATTCCTCTTTCTTCTCCATTGATATCTGGTGCCTCAGTCTTCGGATCTCTTCCTTTAACCAACGATTTTCATTCTCTAGTTCTTTAATTCTGTCCATAATTCTCTAAAGTATCTATCGACGTGGTTTAAACAATCAAGTGGTACTACTTTCTCTGTAATTGCCCAATTATAGCAGAAATCTATCATTGGTGTGGTGACGTGTGTTACGCCATATATTCTAGAAAACGCCGATACTGCGAAATGGAACCGCCGTCTAATGGGCGGTTCCATTTCCCTTATAGTGTTCGGATTCATAGTAGTGCCCCTTCTTTGAACCGAAATAAATTATAGTTAATACAAATGGTATGGCAACGATTAGAAGTGCCTTTCCTAACAGATGTTCCATTAGATTACAGATGAATATTTGGTGGTATATTTCCACTGTCCGAGTGCATGAAAAATGCCTTTACAAGTGGCGATTGCAGTATTTCCGCCCCTAACCATAAAGTTGTATCCACTGTCCACATCACAAACATCACGATTAGTATCACAGTCAAGATATGCGATGCCCAATTTTGAACAGTGGTCTTCTCTTTTCCAACAGTCCTCAATACTGCTATTGCCATAATTAATAACAATATCGCCTTCACAACATAATCGTAGTAACCCATTGATCGTTTCCTCTACAGTTTCTGCTGGTAAAGCCATCATAAAAACTCCAGGGGTGGTGCCACCATTCTTCTTAGTTTTAACTACTTGAACAAGGCTTTGAATAGAAGTGGTATATCCACTGATATAACCCTTCTCATATTGCTCATCTGCTTTTTTATAATTGTTGCGATATCCATGAACCTCGATTCCTGCTTTAATCATGCGACGAGACATTCCCTCACCCCTTTGACCCAAACCGATCAACCCAACCTTCATAAAATTCTCCCAGGAATGTAATCAATACCATCTAAAATTTCATTGAGCATTGCACCATACTCTTTAAATTGTTTATCACCTGCAATAAAACATCTTTGACGCCGCCATATTGCTTCTGCAAGCAGTTTTCTTTCTTCGAAGGTAAAACTTTCTATTCTTCTCATTTAATTAATTACTTTTAAGTGTGTTTAAACTTATAGTCTAAAATTGCACGATACAATCCATCCCGCAAAAATATCAATCGTTCCTCCTCAAAAGGGTGCATTGTAGGTTCAGATAAATTCTCAAGTCTTTTATTGACGCAGTTGTATAGTAGATAAACATCCTCAATTTTGAACTTCATTGTATAAAGAGGTTCGTCCATAGAGAGAGATTGCCTACTTTAAAAGATCCTCAACTCGCTTTCGCATTCTATCAAGATCTCGTCTTATATATCGCTGAGAGTAGCCGCGGTGCTCTCTCATTATCATGGTTCCCTGATAAAACATCGTGCCAGCAAAGACCAGCAATAAGACGATGCCAATTATTTCAACGTAATGTTCAGCCATGGTAAGATAGGAGGTATTACGCCGATAAGTCTTAGAAGTCCCTCAGCAAATAAAGCAAGAACCACCCAACCGACGCACATACTAATGATAGAAGCATTACGGTTGTGTCGTCGTATTGCTGCATCGATCATCTCCTGACACTCTTTCTGTGTCACTAAACGTTCTGGATTAATCTCAGTCATTCTGTGTGCCATAATCAGGTTTGCCCAGAATCTTGTCAAGAGGATCGGGTTTGCCTGATACGATTGCACATGCTCTTTTGTAGAACATATTGCCAGTATTACCAGACTCCTCGAAAGTGTTCTTGATCTTCACCCAATTGTTATAGGTGTGTTCGTCCATGAGACTAAAATGGATTACTACTTACTTATATTAGCAACGCATTTTAATCTGTCAACTTATCTTGAAATCAACAAAGTGTTTAAGTAATTATTAAGACTTTTTCTCTTTCTTTTTATACTTGCTTAATTCTACAACCTTCTTAGGTTCCTCCACCTTCTTCTCAATTACAGGTTCGGGTGCAGGTTCTACCTTTGGTGCCTCAGGGGCCTTTGCTAATCCTGCTGCTTTAAGAAATCTTCCCATAACTCTAAGTATTTTTTCTTTTTTATTTATTTTTTCAGTCTCTCTGACGCCAATCGTCGGTCTTTTCCTGCGTGAACCAATCTACGATGTCATCAGCGCCACTGAACCCTGTCTTATGATTCGAAGGGTCTGGATCTCCGAGATCCATAATATTCATGAAGTCGTCCAGTCCTCCCTTCTGCATGTCAGGATTCGTTGCTTTCCTTCTTGCCTGTCTTAGCATTGTCGCAGCAGAGCGGTTGGCCTTTGCTAATTTCTCTGCCCATATCATTTCACTAAGTTCTACTGATTCTCCCTTCTCGACTTTCTCACAAATACCTTGGAGTCTCAGTCGATACTTCGTTGATAACATACGCCCACTTTGCTGTTATATTGGTTATTTATCGACCCCTGGGGTGATTTTTGGCCATGAAAAAATTTTTGAATCAATCGGTATTTATAGGTCGATTGGGGACCTTTGTAGGTTAGAAGGGACCCACGGGCTTAAGGGGGGCGGGACGCCCCCATCATAACACGACGCGGCACTGCTGTCAAGGGGCTGTGTGCCACTTTGCTGACTGGCACAATACAAAAAAGGGCAGCGATTGCTGCCCCCTAAGTGTAGCCTACTGGTCACAATATTCTGGCAGTTCTTTGCAGATAAGATCCTGCTGTTGTTGTAACCTATCGAAGAAGATTGTGTCCTGTTGTTCTACTTTATGGGTGAAGATTGGCAACCATACACTTAAAAGAACAGCGGCACAAATCCATAGAGTTAAGTATAATTTCATCCGTACATCCTCACGAAATCTTTATACAAACCGACAGACACTTGTCGAGTATAACGTGGCAAGGATTGCAGGTCTTTAGGTATTGCATTGTACCCATTGTAACCCTCATCGTATGCTTTCACCAGGGTATGATTACGCCAGTGAACGTATACCCTACGCGGGTTGCCGTCTTTATCATTAATTGCCTGATAGTGAACAATACACTCCTCGGGTGACATGTAGGATAGGTTAGGGTTAGCCATTGGCATCACTTTGCCACCTCCACAGTGTTGAGAATGTGAGCAGGACTGCCACAGGAAATGTAGAATTGGACCATTGATTCTGCTTCCTTAAGTGTAGGAAACGTTTGGGTTCTCCACTCACAAAAATTGTAGGGAGTTTGGTAGGTAATGGTGACCATTGTTTCAGTGAGAAAGTATAAAGAAAGGGGGGCGGAT